ACAACCTGGTCCATACGTCTGCCAATCGCGCCAGAAACTACCTTGACCAACTCAGCGCGGTCTTGAAAGTTTACTTTAGCTTGGTTAAATATGTCACTGTATTCAGCGGCAATATAGTCTTCCATAGTCGCAGTAACCTGGCTGTAAGTTACAGACATTGGGGTTACGTCGGTTTGTGGAACTCGGATAGATGCTGTGCCCTTCCCAATCTTTGGAAATTTCACAGTAGACCCTTCAACAGCTCGCTCACGAACAAGGCCAGCCAGCGCTCTTTGACCCTGATAGGCTTGCTTCACCTCACTGTCGAAAAGGGTTACAAATGCATTGCTAATAGAAACAGCCATTTGCTTACTCCTTTGAAAAATTAAACGTTAAGGTTACACCGCAAACGGTTGTCCGATGGGGCCGTGTTCTCGGGTGAACTGGCCGTAAAAAAACGGTTGTCAGTTGCTCAAACATATCCACCTCAGAATATTCTTGCAACTAACAACCGTGTCATTTGACTATTGTATTACGTCTTAGGCTTCACCAAACGCCTTTAAAAACTCTTGCTCAACATTTCGGGTGAACGCCATATCTACTCCATAACGTGGGTCGCCCACCATGTCATCAAGCTCCTGACGGGACACCGTAGCGCCTTCTTGTAGGTCGATTGCAGGAATGGGGGCCTCATTATAGCTCTGACGAATTTTGTTCATAGCCGTTATGAAATGCCCATTTGTCGAAGCATTTGCTAGTGCTTCTGTCTCTTCTGACGATATGACGCCTGATGAGCCCATTTTAACAAGCCATTGCTCAGTCTCAGAAATAATCCGGTCAGCATTCCGGCCTATCTTTGCTCGCTCATCTTGAACGCTTAACGCCGCAATTTCTTCCGCATCTCCAACAGAGTTGAAATACAAAGACGCAAACTCATTAAAAGCGTCCTGACTAATTCCGTGTTTCTTAGCCAGTTCAAGATAGCCTGTCGCCATTTCGTCATCTTCTGCAATACCAGAATCAGACATAACATCCATAGCGTAAGCCCCGTCCTTTGGAGCTTTGTGCAAGCCCTGGCTCATCTTGGCTCTGAGTTCATTGTAAGATTTGAAAACACCCTCAACATCAGGCCCCTCATCATCAGACCAGAACTGACCAGGAATCCACTCCGGTCTGTCGCCCCAGTCGATTGGCTCGTCCGCATCCTCTTCGTTATGCATATGCGGCATCGCATCAGTCTCATCTGACTGAGCTGGTTCTTCTTGCGGGTTTAAATTTAGGAGAGTTTGTTGCTCTTGGTTATCGCTCTGCGGCTCCTCAACAGAGTTCTCGCTCACGGCCAGCTCTTCTTCGTTCATAAGGCTCTTCCTCTTTTAATGCGCTTCTCGATGTCTCTGACCAAGGAGTTTTGACCCTCACGGTGAAAACCATGAGAGGGGTCATCCCCTGGAAACCAGGTCGCCTGTTCTATCGTGATATTTCGCAGAAATTCAAGAACCGCCTGGCCATCCTTTGTGGAGAAGCATCGCACAAAGGTCTTGTCAATTTCTTCACTCACTTGGCTTGGCTCCCTGCATTTCGCTCATAGCCGCTTGCATTTGCTCAACCACAGCCCCGCGCTCTTCAGCATTGTTTATGACGCGGCGAGGGATGCCCATCTTCTCAATAATGTAATCAATCATTTCATCCTGGTTGATTGCTACCTGGCCCATTGGCCCTGCGCTCTGAGCAATCTGAGCGAACTGCAACACATTCTGTAAATCATCCATATTCTGCGCCTGGGCGAGGGGGCTAACAGGAATAATCCTTACAACCTTACCATCAGCTTTCAGCGGCATATCGAGGAGATTCTGCTCATCCATAACGTATAAAATCCGGTTTACCAGGGGCATCATGCACTCAGTTATCAATCTGCCATAAGCCGCGCCCATGTTCTGGGACAGCTCCTTCATCCTTTCCACGATTTCCGTGGCGGACCTGGCTGACTGAGTATCCAAAGGAAGCGTATCGTCCAGAAGCATTTTCTTGATGCCCATCACCAAGTCGTTAATCACTAGCTGGCCCACATTGAAATCAGCCGCAGACTTTAGCGCCTTGAGGCTTTCGCCCTGAGGACCGCCGTTCCTGGCAACAGGAATAATCGCGCCTGGAGCAATCGTAATGTTATTGGGATTTAACACACCATCGTCAGCCGCAGTGTAAACACCAGCTACAGCGATGCTTGCATTTTTAAGCACAAGCTCTTTGACTTTGTTCAATGTTTTGATGTCAGGCAACGCACTAACTAGAGGCCCACGGCCATAGACTTCGCCCGATACTTTCATATATCTGGCGACAATCCAGGGGCTAACCTTCATTGTCCGATAGACGATATCCTCAGCGCCGTTTGCTTTTTTGTCTTTTGAATATACTAAGTGATAGCAATAAGTCTGCATTTTCTCAGACCAGACAGTTGCTTCAATCAGGTCAATCTCTTCTTCGGGCTTCTCGATAACCTTTTTCTGAAGGTCAGCGGAGAGCTTTGCATCCGGCCATTGACGTTGCAAAACATCCAATCTGACACGCATCTTACGATATACGTTATCAACCACACCATAAGGGCCTTCTTCTAGGCTCACCAGGTATTGTGGCACAGCCGTGAAGCGGACAGGGCCATCATCATCGCCAGGCTGGACCAGCATCACAGCGGTTCCAACACACAAATCTAACAGGAACTCAGACATCGCCAGGTCAAAATTTGTCTGGCGTATAACGTCAAACATCTTTTCTGTATAGATATCGAGGGCCTGACCTATCTCATCCTTGCGCTCCTCAGGCACATCATTCCCTGCTTGAAGTCTGCACCAGTTGCGGTAAGGCGGAAAGAGAGCTGACTGAATACGGTTAGCAAATCGCTGTGTTGAATTGACAGCCGTAGCATCAAAAACCCTGGCCATCTTGTTTTGTCCAGGCGTCTTGCCCTCATAATACCCCGAGTAGAGGTTTCTTTGAGGCAATGCAAACTCATAACACTCCTCGTAAATCGTGCGCCATTGGTCTTTTCGAGCCTCGGCCTTCTCAGCCCGCTTCATTATTTCACGCGGTTCAAGTTTTGACATTTTTTAACCTCTTAGATATTGCCGCAGACTTGGCTCTCGCGTCCGCCTTCGACGATGCTCCCCAGGCATTGAGGCTCAAAAGCAGTCTGGTGGGCTTCCCTTTGCTGTCACGCTCAGGGCCAGAGTTGCCAGCCATTCGCGCCAAGAATGAAGCCCGTCTCGGGTTATTACCTGATTTGACAGGGGCCTTTAGCTTGGAGCCGGTTGTCCTGTTGAAGTGGGCTCGACCAGCCGCATTAAGGCCGCCAGACGGATTTTGATGGCGTTTAAGGGTCATCCCTTGGCCGACCTCATATTATCCACAAGATTAGGATATTTTCTGCCACCGCGTCTGGCCATGTCCATCGCACGTTTCTTTTGCTTCTTAGAGAGTCCCTGCGGTTTGCCTAAAGACTTAGGTCGAGGTTTATCCCAAACTTGTTTTTTCATGCGCCTAAGGTCCTTTTCTTTATTCCGCTCGTTGCATTAGCTCTTGCCGGTGAAAGCAGTAACCTGGTTGAACGTTGACCAGCGGCGCTCCTCGACCTGGTTCGCCTGAGTGCTGTCCTTTTAGAGCTTGTGGCCTGGGCCTCTTCTTTCTTAACTGCCGCCGCTTTCTTAACTGCCGCCGCATTTTCAGCTTTAATTCTTTGCGCTAAAGCATTGTTAGCTTTCTTGCTTGGGTCAATCCCAGCGACCTTGCCAACAGTGCGAACCACTTTCCTAATCGGTTTAAAAAAAGACTTAAATCCAAATCCCATAGCTACGCTCCTAGAGTTGTGCCAGAGCCTTTTTCAAGGCCTTGCGCCGCAGACCCGCCCCGAGCAGACGAAAGAAGCAACCGATAAGAGCCCCGACGCCTGGCCTTTGCCGATGCCGCCGCAGTTTGCTGTGCAGATTTTTCTTGCTGGTTTAGCCGCGCTTCTTGCTGGTCAAGGAGTTCTGTCTGCTTTGCCATCGCATCAGCCTGTGCTTTCATCGCTTTGGATGTATCAGGCATCTTTGGCTTAGATAAAATACCGCCCATTTAATAGAACCTCACATAAACAAAATAATCATCGCCCTCTGGTCCGTAAGCCCGAAGGGTTGCTTCTCTGTTAAAGTACAGGGTCTCTGCAAACTTAACCGCCTGTAAGTGAGATGAACGAACCATGAACTGCAATCGCCGTAATTGCATAGCAGGACCAATCTCATTAAATAATTGCCTAGCGCCCCTGACGAGGGCAATCGCCCTGCCATCAATGTGATTGCTTGGCACCATCCAGCCTTCTCCCAAGCCTGGCCAAATGGGATAAATGCCAAATGAGAGGGCAACCTTGCCCTGGTCGATTATCGTAAACGCGGGGGTTCCGGCTGTTGTTTGCTCCATATATCTCAGATAATCCGGCACAGCACTCGACAGCTCTCTGGCCTTATCCTTCACATCCATCAGCGCAATATGACCAAAGTGAAAATCTACTGTCTTATGACCAATCCATGACTCTACATCTTGCGCCGTTACCATATGCTGAAATCTGTCTTTGCAACGGATTGCTGGAAGTGACTACGACTTGAGCCCCTGGTCATACGCCTATGCTCGCCAGCACCCAGGAGCAAATACCCATAAGCGTCTCCAACATGGCTCGAATCATTCTTATTAGGCATATCCCTAAACCTGTCATTA